TGAGACTGCACGCCTTTACCATCACTAGCAATGACCGATACGTCGGCTTCACCAGTTAGTGAACAGGTAACTGTTTTTGTTTCGCCCTTAGTGGCTACGCTAACAAGCACTGCCTGCCCGGTCTGAGTCCACTTAGCTTCGATACCGCCTACTAGTTCCCCGGCGGGAGCGATAGTGGCTATTCCGTCAAGACTGACAGTTGCTTCTAAAAATGCTTTGTTACTTCCGGCGGCGTTAATAGTAGCCCCCCCGAACAGTCCAGCACTAGTAACCGCTTTTACTACTGAAGCAGTTACTATATTGTTGAACGAATAGTCACCCGCCCCAGAATACACTCCCGGAAAACCCGGAGTGTATGCAATACGGTCAATACTAACAGTGTCCCCAGTACTAAGAGGCCAAGGAGGGTAACACTTATACGTCAGCCTAAGAAGAGTTGTTCCGGGATTAACTGGTAGTCCTATACCGCGAGCGTAGTTGTCTCTAGTGCCATAAACCCATTCGCTCTGGCCGTATATTTCAGAGCCATTCGCTCGTATTTCTAAATAGTTAGCCTTACTAGCAGAGTCAAGATACCCTATTGTAAGCGACATGATTCCTTTTATTGGAAATACTTTGTCCTCAATCTCTAACACACTGACATCAGTAATAGTTGGTAACGTTCCAGATTCAGCGAATCTATCGGGCCAGTACGAACCGTCAGTTTGTAGCGTCCATAAGTTAGTCCCCTGCCCTATCGGATTAGTTTCCCAATTAGCCGGGAAGGAAGGGTTATCGTGAATCCAAGTGACCCCTGAAAACACCTGTGGGTAGTCGTGGAGACAGTTCACAGTAGTAGGTACGGCGAGGCGTACTTGGTACTCTGTATTAGACTCGAATATACTGCGCGGGACTACAAGCGCGGTCTCTATTTCTAGCTCCGTACCAGCGTCTAGTTTTATAGTTCCGTACTTACCATCGAACGTAGGGTAACGTAGCCCATGAAAAAACCCTTGGTTAGGTGTAGTGAGCGTACCACTACCTAATTGTTGAGTAGTGGACGCAGTACGGTCGAGCCAAGCCCCCGCTAACGGTATCTTTATAAAATGTACGATGTTGTTATAGATTGGTACTGACCCATTATTAGTACTGCATAATAGATAACTATTATCTACAACGCACACACTACCGATATTATCCTCAAGCAGTTCCGCACGAAAATCACCGAGATAAGTTATTGTAGGTGGCCCTACAGAAAAATCTATAACTGCATACTTCAGTATAGACCATGCAGTACCGCCGTTTCCTGACTCTCCCACTTTTTGAGTGTTAATATCATGTATCAATACTAACATCTGTTTAGATGTAGCGTTGAAATCTACGGGTATTACAAACAATGGAGGGACGTAAAATAATCCTACTAGGCGTATACAGTTTAACTCGTCCACAACATCAACTGTACCCCACACACGAAGGTCTACATCGTATGTAGTAGTTACGATGTTTCTATTGCTCGATAAGTCTAAGTGCCCCGGAACGCAGTTCGTTGGCTGTATTGTATAGGCTACATACACAATACCCGCCGAGTCAAGTCCGAAGCTAAGCCCGTTGTGCTTTGCGAACGATATCCAGTTAATTCCGGGAATAGATTTAGACCCCCACGAAGTCCATATTCCAGTGAAATTAGAAGTGATATATAGAATAGCGTTGTACACAAAACAAATAGCTATGAGGTCAGTAGCTTCATCATAGAGCACTGCAAACTGGTTGTCGTATGAACTCGACTCGACTGGCCTGTTAAAAGAAACCCATGAAGCATCCCAAGTAACCCCATTATCTGTTGATGTGATTTCCCAACTATGGGCAAACAACCACAGCTTGTCATTCTTATCGACTAGTGTTTCACACCATATATCGTTAGCGCCTTGAAACCCATCGGCGAGGTCTTGCGTATCGTTGACTGTAATACGAGTGCCCCAAGTGAGACCGCCATCAGTCGAACGATAATACCTAGCTGAACCCGCACCAAGAGCATCGTTAGCCATACCGAATATTAATAAATCACCATTTGGGCAAGTGACCATAGCCATCTGTTCGCCCGTAGTAACCTGCATTCCGTCTAGTTGTTTAACTTCTTCACAGCGTGTAGTCGCATCAGTAGTAGTTACGTCAGTGACTCTAAATAGAGTAGGCTCAGTCTCACTCGTAGTGTTAAATCCAACGAAAAAAGTGTTGCCACTAACCTCATCATGAAAGAAGGGGCCAACACCATAAACATCAGCTAGTGTTACGGATACTGGTAGGGGTAACTGTTCTATCATATCTGAAGTGGGGTCGTATACCCCGGAAGAATGGTGCATCCATGAGTCAGCGTGTAAGGCAGACACCCAAGGTGTAGTCAACCCATCAAACCGTACGGTTCTAGTTTCTAACTCAGCCTTAAATACACCGGATGGTGCGATGTCATTATTCTGCAACAACCACCGAATACGGAAAGGGTCACTCGGGTTCACAGCGGCGGGCGTATTAAGCGGCGCTAACCAAGTATTGGGTTCTGTAGTCGTTTTATCTTCAGCGGCAATACGATACCCGGCAACGTCAATAACAACATCACTGAGTTTACCAGTAGCGGCTACGGAAGCCGCTCCAGATATAGATATAGAAGCCTTAGTGTTAGTCGCAGTACCGACACCAGTCATAGCCGCCGTACCAGTTAGCGATACCTCTTGTCCTTCTGGAGGCAAGCTGTCGTATACTTCGAAGGTACGTATAGTGAGGATATAATTAGAGCTATTCTCTACGTACGGAGCATCAGGATAGAGTATGCCGACATGCCCCACGTGGGTTATATCAGTATTAAAAGCGTATAGTATGGTGCTCTCAGAACCCCCAACTGGCGTATGGTACACAGACATGTGGCCCAGAACATAATGTATGCGGGTATTACCATATAAATCAGCACTAGCCGTATGTAAGTAGGTGTCCAGTACTGTTTCACTACCGTCTATAACCTTCAGTAATTGAACGGACATTTGCCCGCCACTTGTGCCGTTGATGTACAGAGCATAGCAGTCTTGAGTAACAGTATCGTCATACTTCCATGCAATGCCGTACCCCTCAGAACCATAATCGCATTCTAAGTACTTTATTATTATCTCTATGTTCCCTAACGTAGGGGACGGAGTTGCTTTGGTCAATACCATTGGAAACGATGAAAAGGCCATTATGGAGGAGTCTCTGGATTACCGATTCGAACATATCCTTTGTTTTCTTCAGTAGAGTTAAAAGGCCAACGGTCTCCGAAATCCGTAATAGGAGTTACCCACGCTGTACCCTTAACATCTGGTGGCACAGAATCTATAGCCGATGAGTTTTCGCCGTGCGTAAAGTCTTCATAAAAAATACAGCTTGCAGGAAGCACTACAGGCTTCACAATAGCCTCTGCCTCTAAGTCACTTACAGCCGCATACGTCCATTTACTTATTAGCCGGGGTTCAATCTTCTCTTGAAACTTAACTGTGAATGAACTCGCCGCATGAGCGGCGGCATTTGTAAACTGGATATAGAAGTGTAGCGCATCTTCAGCGGCAACCGACCTATCTCCCGGAGTAGAACAAGACGTGAATCTTGTACCCGCAGTCATCTGCAACGACCCCGGAGTTGTATTACTAGATGATAGTAAATTAAACGCTGACGTAGATGGAGTGAATTGGTAAAAGCGAAAACTAGTAAGGGAAACATCAGTGTTACCCGTAATGACTTCAAACTGAAAAGTCACGTTATAACGAGAATCGAAATCCCAATAGGTACGTCCCCATGATGGAGTAATAACAGCTAATAGCCACTCACTAGCGCCTTTAGTTACTTCGATGGTATGAGTTATGGTGGCAGTAGCTACTCCGCCAATATTGGACTCTAATAGGACAGCTAGTGGGGCAATAGTAATATCGGTTACTAAATCACCAGCGTAGTCTGTGTCAGTGGGGTATACAGGGTCATAAATCCCTACGTCAGTAGCCATTAGAGGCTACCAAGTATCAGTTGATAGGGCTTCGTTTCGAATTCTCTCCATAGTATTGTCATCATCCCATATACCTTCTTTAATCCACTCTGGCTTAGTATTATATGTATCGAGTAGTTTAGCTTCTTTCCACAGTGACGGTTTAATGAATATGTCACCGGATGAACCTGTAGCCATAAAATAGCGACGGTTGCCGCTTATTATTTCTTTATAGTGTTGAGTTTCACTCGTATCTAATTCATTGAAGAATACCAATACGTATAAACACCCCACTTTAGGCAGGTCGTCCCACTTATCGAGCGAACTACGATACACTCGATTGTCAGTATACCATGCCTTCCATCCTATGATGTTCATTAATCTAATGACACGTCTAAGTCACCAGCAACAAACTTAAATGTATCGCCGTTATTAACCGTCTTAGATAATGTTAGTAGCCCGTGAAACATTACATTGCCTGCTGTGGAAGCGTTCATAATAGCCATATGTGTGACAGTACCCCAATCCGCAGTAGCAGTAACGAACGTAATATCTTGGTCGTTATCCGTACCGCTAGAAGCTGTGCTGAACGAACGCCCTGAAGCACCGCCCACTTCTATACGCCCGTATGAACCACCAGTTACTTCTCCAGTAATAACACCGGACTCAAGGCCGTTGTCAGTAGTGAATAATGCAATCCACACACTCGTTGGTGGGGTATATACTTCGTTACGAAGCAAGTGGTCGAGAAGCTCGTCCTCTAAAAAATTACTAAATGCCGCCATGGGGTTCTCCTATCGAGTTACTTCCGGTGACACTTTGACACCGCCATAAGTTAAACGGGTGACGAAGCCAACCGTATTTTCTAATTCTAAATCATAAACGCCTTCAGTAAAAGCAAGAGCTGACGTAACTGTGTCGTTCATATTAAGAACTATCGTTCCAGCCGCTCCACCGAGGGTGATACCATCGAGGTCAGTTAATGTTACGAGGATTATATCAGAGTCTATATCCGAACGAATATGCATACGCGCAGTAAAGTCAGTTAAGTTTACCGGGGTAATCTCGTCCGACTCAAACCACTTAATACTTCGTTTGAATGTTGCCCCCTGCTCAATGAGCAAGTTGTCCTTAATCGCCGCCATTACATGTCCTCATAGTACGCGAGTAACGCATCAGCTAGAACCTCAATAACGTGTTCTCGGTTCTTCTGGATAATATCCAGTCGCTGAATAAACTCTGGTTCGACAATAATAGCAGGACAATGAGTCTTTTGTAAGAAGTAAAGTGGTGATTCGTCACCATCTACGTCCCCAACATAATCCTCAACGCCCGGCGCGTCCATTTTATACCAGCCTTCTTTAACGCCACGGTTGTGCTCGAAGCACTGCGCAATGGCGTCGTTAGCGACAATAGCAAGTAGTTTACCCTGCACAGAGCCGGGGTAGTGAAGAGTCTCAAAACCGCGAGCCTTGCCCGCAGACGAGTTAAAATGAATCTCAATGGCAAACATAGGGCTGTGAGTGTTTATGTAGCTTACCTTTTGCGGCAATGTACCTGTGGGCACAGCTAAACAGGGAGCGTGTTTCGATAGTTCCGCTACAAGCATCTCCATCCATACCGTCGCTTCTTCGTGTTCACACGTCCCTTGAAAACATGCACCGGGGTTGCCGGGGTAATGCCCTGCACTAATTAATATCATTTATTTCAATCCTAAGTATTGTGGTAGGGTAAGTCCCTTGTTGCTGTGTTCCGGGTCAATGGAATACCAGTTAACAGTACATCCCGGCCCAGAGTTATCAATCGGTTTAACGTTACCAATTATAGTTATTACACCATCAGTACATGAGCTATCAAGCTCAATAATTCCTGTATTCTCTATCTTGACATCATCAGTGGGCTGGTTACAGTCTATAATTTTAATGCCCCCAGCAAACTTCATAATCTCAAGCGTAGCAGTTCCAGACACACCACCGATACTAAATACTGGCTTGTCAAACCCACTCCTAACAATAGCGTTAGAGTTAAACACAGCGGCGCTACCACCATCGGGAACATCGAACCCGCCGTTAACAGCACAGTTATTAAAGAACCCATTCAGTGTACCGCCTGCTAACTCAGAATCCCGCACAACGATGTTACCCGTGTATGCTCCTAATAATCTCACCTGACGGAAAGTTGTTTTATTGAGGTTCTTCCCGTTAGTATCAACATTCGGTACACCACCGATACCAGTAACTGTGAAGTTCTTAATTAGTCTATCCACAGTTAAGTCGGAAAGAAGTCCGAGTATTCTAAATCCACTATGCTCAGCGAAATCAATAGCGTTAGAAGTAACTCCGAACGGTTCAACTTCAGTACCAAAACCTATCTCAGGAGCCAGTTCAGTGTCTATAAACACAGTGTGTGGAGTATGGTTCAGGAATTTAGTATTCGTCTGGTCGTGAACAACACAGGTTCCAGTTGAATTATCTACAATGAAGCAGTTAGCTCCTCGGATGTATATATCCCCAGCAGTACATGAAGCGGCAACAATAACACGACCGTTCACATCCATGCTAATATCACCACCACCTGTAACGTTAGTTAGCTCAACGCCGCCAGTGTAGTTACTATTGCGCAGTGACCCATCACCACTCATATTTATAAGAGCAGTCTGACCAACGCCACCACCAGCAACACCGGAATGGCAGTCCATCATAGTAAGCAGGCCACCAGACTCGACTGAGACCTCGCCCAGTAATGAAACCCGTCGCATCTCGCCACTAATAGCCACAAGGTCGAACACTGACGCATCACGTATGACGTTATCGCCGTCTAACACACCTGTTACAGTTGAGTTAGAGAATATACACCCGAACACGCTCGCATCTGGCTGTATGACGGTAGTATGTTGTATCGGGTTGTCTGAGATGAACTCAAACCCGTCGAAATCAGCGGCAGAGTCAAGAGTAGCAGACCCCAAACAACGAATTCGGTTAATACCGAATATGTCTGCGATGCTTCTAGTGTCTGGCCAGTTATTCGATGGACGCGAGCGTGTACCGATAGGGATAGATGTACCGCCTTGTCCAGTAGCGAAATTAACCGCTACCTCGCCTTGGTAGGCAGACGCAAGAATAGTACTTAAATCCTGAAGACCTGCTGAGTTATTCGGTGCAACGGACACACCATTAAAGTCATACACATCTAGGACATTATTATTAGACCCCTTCAGAATAACCGCATCAGGCGCACCGTTGAACTGGATGGTGTAGAACGGGTCTACCTCATCGAACGCCGCATAGGTTACGCCAGAGATTATCTTTGGGGAAGTGTGGTCGAGAATCTGCAACGCCCACAGACCATCCGTAAAGGATGACTCAAGCCTTCTAATCTCTTTGTGGAAATCAGAAAGCGCAAGCTCGTAGGTGTTACCAACTGACCAGACTAAATCGGATAGCGGTATCGTTATTAGCCCAGTCAACCAATTGACTGAGTAGGCCATTATTAAGTCTCGTCGTTAAGTACAATAGTCTGAGAGAACCCTGCCGAGGTAATCGTACCAGAGATAGGTACTGGTTTATCCGGGGCCGCTGGGTCGCCATGACGTGCCCAACCAACTACATCAATATCAGTACTGTGAATCAACGAAGAACTGATAGTCTTAGTTGTACCACCGCCTACTGCATTATCGTAGAAGATAGCGTGGAACACGTCATCACCAGAAGTGTATGTCCGTGGAAGAGTAGGCGTATCGCCGCCAGCATCCAGAGTATATGTACTACCACTCCAAGAGCTGTACCATAAGGCTTCGTAAGTTGTTGCACCGCCAGTAGTGTCAAGTACCAACACAACACCACTTGGTGGTGTATCAGTCGCAATAGCAGTAGTTACAACGAAGACAGTATTGCCTGAAGTATTACCAGCACCAACAGTATTAGTGGTGTAATCAGGAGCATTAAGTACTGCATCTTTCGGAGCCAAGAACACATGAGGGTCATCTCCAGCGAGACCTGTTTCAACAGTAACCAATAGAGGTACGTTGTTCGGGACAGTAACAGCGTTACCATCAAGGTCAGTCACGGAGTCAGCAGAAGTTAGCTCGCCCGGTACGAAACCGATACCGTAAGCGGCAATCCACGAACCAACGAACTGGCCCAAGTGACTTGGGTGTGTACCAAGTTTAGCGGGCGTACCATCAACGACACCATTAGCTGTACTAGCACCAGTAACGGTGAGAGTATCAGCCGGGAAGACGCCAGTACTTAAATGTAGAACCAGTCGAATGGTTGCTGTTGCATCCAAAACATCAACAGCAACAAGAGTTCCTGTTCCTTCTGTCGCTCCAGTTCCCCATGAAAGAGTTTCGTTCTGCACCCATGTTCCAGTGCCCGGAGTAATGACCATATCATATAAACGACCTGTCCATAAATCACCGTCAACACCGTAAAGAGTTTCTGTCGAACCATCGACAAGAAGGGATTTCACGAATTCATAAAGTGCTTGTTTGCTACCTTCGGGAGAGTAAGACCACTCACCTAAGAATGGCTTATCGCCTGCACCATCAATATCCAGAAGCTTGTAGCCTTCTGATTTAGAAATTGTGTATGCTTCGACAGTTACCAACGCGGTACTGTTTTGTGGGTCAGCTTCAGTCGTAATAGAGGCAACACCTTCACCCAGACCAAGAGTAGTTTCCCAGACTGCGTATGTGTTAAACCACGTACTCGCTTTAACATTAACGATTTTAAAGTCAGTGTCAACGCCACCAGTTCGGGCTTTAATCAGTACACGAAGCAGAGTGTTTGAATCAGTTTGGTTTTTACCAGTGCTCCAATGAGACGTTAGTTCCACAGCGTTCTGAATAATTTTAAGCGGTGTAGCCGAAGCGACACTACCTAGTACTTTCAGACCATAATAACCGTCCTCACCACCATTCTGTTCAATAGAACCACCGAACAGGTAAGAGGCCACTACATCCGTAATTGTATAATTCACCGAATAGTCAGTGGTATGGTCGAGCAAGGTAATAATTGTACCTAACGCTTCCGAGGTTGACGGGTTTGGTTTAGTCATGTTCAACTCATCATCACCTGAGATAGTAAAGTCCCATGCTATCTTCTGTAATGCGCGGTGAAGCCACCAAACGTGGAAGGTATCAGTTCCAGCGACAAAGGTAACTGCGCCCGTAGACGCTACTTTGAACTGACTTAAAAAAGCAGTTACCGCTGTTGCGGCATCAGCATATCTATCATAAATAGCCATTGGTTATATCTCCTAAATAGGCTGTAATTTTACTGCGATTGTTAAACCAGAACTAGTAATAGTTCCAGCGATGTCTTGTTGTACATAATCCGTTCCGGCTATATTCTGCTCACGCACCCATCCTACCACATCCGTGTCTGCGGTGTAAGTAAGCGAGTCTGAAGTAAAGCCGTCAACTCCGCATTCTTGGTTAGTGTATACCGTAGCGGGTTCACCTTTCTTGTGCAAAAACACTCGCGCTGTAGGGATGATACTCGCGTCAGTTGCATCTTCAACATCTACTCGTAGAGTAACTTGCCCAGCGATAACGTTAACTGTCGCACCAGCAGAGCGAATAGAGGGTACTGTTGCAGTGCCAGATACACTAATATCGATGGTTCCAGAGCCGACATTGACGTAAATAGCCTCATTCCCGGTGTTCGTAGGAGTAACCGGAGACGCAACTGTACCTGCGTCATAATCTGTTAGTACATTATCCCAGTCCAGCGTACCATCGCCTAACGTCGTTAGTTCGATAGCGTGGTTGCTACCATCGGACAAGAACTCATTTTTAATAATCGGAGTGAAGTCCTCAGTAGTTACTGCAATAGCTCCAGTAGAATTGTTAATTTTACATGAATCTAGCCCGCCACCAGTTTCGATAGTGATAAGGCCACAAGTATTAATGGTACATCCTTCTGGGGTGTTACTAATACTCATCGAGTCAATATCAACAAGCACTTTGTCCTTAGTCACTTCTGTAGAAGATGTTACTAATGAAGACATAATGTCAAGCGCACCGCCTGTCTGACTGATTGTGGCCCCGGCATCAATCGAGCGGCTCAGCTTGGCTTCTACGTTACTCAGCAATGAAGTGTTTAGAGAAGTGTAATCAGTTGTGTACGAAGCGTGTTTTTCCAGAGTCAGTACATTGTACGTTGATGGGTGACTCAGCGCCCATGCGCTACCGTCCCAGAACTCTGTGAAACCAAATTCAATATTGTTGCCATCATCAGTCAGCGCTGTATTAACAGTTGCGCTGGCACTATCACCAACGGCCATACCACCAAACGCGAAGATAGAACGTCCTCGTTTTTGGAATACCCCCCACGCGCGGTTAGCATAGTCTGTACAATAGTCAACAATCTCTTGAATTGTACCAGTACCAGTAACCCGTAAGCCTTTACCAATTGATACTTGGTCAATGAAAATAGTGTCCGCACGAACCGATACGATAGTATCCATCCAAAGACCAATCATATTGATAGTAGCGAGATTGAATGTACCTACGTCAGCGATGCTTCCAGCAATAGTAGGGTCAATAACGAAGAGCTTCCAACCACCACCGTCGAACGGTTTACCCTCACCAGCGCCAGAACCTGCTAATTTATAGGTGCGGTAATTAGATGTATTAGTACCAACCACAAAAGAAAAACCGTTATTAGCCAACAAATCAAAAGCAGAAGGGGACTGTATCTGAATCCAGATATAAATGAATTGGCCCTCTGCGTTACCGGCAGTATCAAAGCTATAATTAGTAGCAGTAGTGTAGTACCCAAAACCAGACTTTGATGCATATACGTGCCCAATCGATGCGGGCGGCAATAAATAGTTATCAGTGTTCGCAGAAATACCGCCACCACCCAGCTCAGCCCAAGTGCCGCCGATTGAATCGGATAACGCATCGCACTCAGCGATTACGCCAATCCCGTTCCAAGCTATCGTAGTGAATGCCATTACGAACCTTCCTTAAAAAACATAACTATAGCAACTATCATGCCACCGACTGCGGTTGCCGCCGTAGTGATGGCCCAGTATACTATGCTACGTAATTGTACTAATTGGTGAACTATTACTTTATCTTTATCTGCGACAGTAGAAAGTATCTCTGTCTTCGCTTCTTTCATTTCATCCCGTCTACGCTCAGTGTGAAAGATAACTGACTCTTCCTTCATAACCATAATCTGTGCGCGCGTCATATATTCTTCTTTCATCTCTTGTTTTAAGTCTTCACTACACGAGTCAATCCGGCTATCAAAATGCTCGCGGTTCTCTTGTATGATAGTACGCTGGTCTTTTATATCCGCGCGTATTTCAGATAAAAGATTGAGTTGGTTCATTTGAATAGCCTCTTGGTTCTTTTGGACTATTTCCTCAATCTTCATATGGCTTTTTAAATCACTACGAAGTTCAACTACTTCTTCCCTTAGTGTGTTCTCAGCGGTCATTATCTGAACCCCCGCGCTTTAGCTTCTGCCGGAGTACCGACAAGCTTAACCATACGGTAGTAACGCGACATAGTTTTCAGCCGCATCCACTGAATGAATCTGTTACTTGATTCAGCGTCAACAATTAGTTCCATGTTCTCACGAAAACGTTTGTTGCCTCTTTTTAAGTCTTCTAAAGTCTTAGCTTCTCGCCAGTCAACATCATGCGTGCCGCAAGCCGCAAAGATTGATGCTCCCCAGAGACTATCTGGAAAATCGATACCCCCCTTGGAACCACAACCATTCACGTCGTTTTCTGCGAAAGCAACCTTATACACATGGAACGGGTGTATTATCTTTAACTTATAGCGCCCTACATCTTCCCAAAATTGCTCAAACGTTTGCACGGTAACTCCTTATGAATACGTTAGTGATGCGCGGTCATTCCACACTTTGTCAAAACTAGAATTCCCGTCAGCCCATTCTTCAGTTACGTCGTCATCAACACCAATAGTTAATCTGCGAACACGCCACACAGAAGCTGAATCTAAAGTTCCCGGTACTGCCTCCCCTCTATATAGAAGGAAATCGGATATAAAGTCAACTCGTTTAGCGTATGTCATCTCGTCCTCTGGTATTCCGGCTGGGCCTTGAATCCCCGCCGTATAAATCTCTACGTCAGGCACAACAATTGTAACAGGATTTTCCTGTGTTGTACTCTCTACAGTTTGGTTATTACTATCTACATGCACTTCTACAGGTGTTTCGAGGACATCAACCTTATTTACCTCGGTTATAGGGTAAACCCTAACCTCTCCGGTAGCCATTATCTAGTTACCTCTGGGGACAGATAAACATCTCCCTGCAACAACCGGGTAACTTCTCCGCCAGAAGATTCTAGCTCAAGGTCATACACTGCCTCGTCAAACGACATAAGCGCCGTATCGCTCGCCGGGAAGTCGAACGTAATAGTACCCGCCGCGTCCCCCAGTATAATTTTGGTGTTAGCTGAAGTAGCTTCGTAAAGGAACTCAGTATCAGTGATTTCGTTCCGTATATGCATACGTGCTATGTATCCAGTGAGGTCGATTAAGCCCCCCACTTGGTCTCGCCACGTCAGCACGGGCTTGAATGTAGCCCCCTGCTCAATGGTAATGTGCATTGTTCCTGCGCTTCCGCAAAGTGTAGCCGCCATGTTATTGTCCCCAATGCTGATAAATAGAGTGTGCTGGAAGTGCCTTAATCATATCATAGTCCTGCGTATCACTCATGGTTGCGTGGAATATATCGCCAGCCTGCTCTAACGTCGGGCCTAGTAATGGTGCAAGACCTACTCCACCGTACTGCACGTCACGGATAACATCCTCGCCTAACTGCCCAATACCATACAGCCCAGCACGTTGCACGGCGTTCATAGTGTGGTCTGACCAGCCCCAACTATCCTTCCTTGGATTCCCGTCTACCCCGAACTTAATCAAGTCGCGTAACACATCAGCCGCAAGCATAGCCGGGATAAACAGCATCAACATAAATATCGGTGCGGTGTTACTGTTCTTGGCCTCAATATAAGCCCGCATCAGTATACGTTCTGAGAAAGCATACATGAACGACTTCAAGTGAAACACTAACATAAAGTGTGGGTCGCTTGCCCATATGGGTCTGAGTGTTGCATCTGGACGTAAGATAGAAGTATCAACGAAGCTGTTAATCGCTGTGCGAACACGCTCATCAGCCACGAACTCCTTACGTGCCGACATCTTCTGTTCCATAGTGCCATACTGCATTCTGTGATACAGCGCGGTGCGCTCGTCAGAATCAAGGACGATTACCTTCCCCTCTTTATCGAAACTCACGTCCTGCGCATCGAGATTCAGTTCGGATAGATACCGCGCACTGTTTCTGTCCGGCTTCTGTATGTGCTTCTTAATAAATCGAGTCGCGGCTTCAGCGGCCATGATACGGGTAGTACGAGTCAGTCCCTGTAGTAAGTTATATTTGAAGAACGCCTCGTTTAAGCGTTTCTCCGGGCCAACCATGTAGACACCACCATACTCCCAGTTCAGCGCATCGACTGTCATCTCAAGGTCAATAACCCCCAGCATTTCAGCCATACTCACCAGTGTAGACTCATCGCCTTTAGCGGCCTTAAACGCTTCGCGAATACCAACACCCATGGAACTAAAGGACATACCGATGTCACCCGTACGAACGGCAATACCGATAGGGTCAGCTAAAGAAGTCAGCGCAGATAGTGCAAGCAGACGTACATTTTGATACACCATAGCGATACCCATCGCGCGTTGTAATTTAGGATTAACCAGTTCCCCGACAGGTGGAGCTTCAAGCCCAAGCGCATTAGACAAAACACGGTTCGTGTCTTTGCCCAACGTACCCATTACAGCGTCCATGTATTTAGTCATCAGCTCCAGTTCTTTAACTGACGCGCCAGACTTCACTGCATTGAAATACAGCTCTTCTATCTTACTCGTAGTGAACGTTGCCAATCCGAACTCAATCTCAGTCGGTACGGGTTTACCTGAATCTTTCTCAGCTATTTTTAAAGCGGCTTCGAAATCCTTAACCCGTTGCTTATATCCTGCTCCGACAAGTCTAGTCATTAACTCATCGCGTTCTTTAGCACTAGCATCTTTCGGAATAAGTTCATCATAAACAATATGCGGCTCATTACCGAACGCATCCAGTGCTGGCTTACTGAACCGTCTGTGATATTCGGCGCGCTTCACACCTTGCTCAATATACGTAATTAGGGTTAACCCTAAGTTCTGACTCATGAACTCGCCAAACCGTTGCTTCTGTGCATCAGTGCCATAGTCAAATACGAACTGTAAAGTACGCTTATTAATAGCGCTCATCTGTGGGTTAGAACGACCAATACCTGTACCCTTAACTGCGTGGTGCACATCAGCATAACCGCCTGATTCTCTAATCTGACCGACTAATATACTCGCCGCTACTTCATTAGACATCACTCTATCTGCGCCGTCCTTAACCTCTTGCTTAGTCGGTCTGTCCTTCCAGTAAACATCCTCGTCAACTGACATCGCCACGGCGATATTGCGCATAGGCTTTTTGAACTCTTTAGCAGACAACAAGTTTTCAAGGGCATATGAATTTTCTTGTAAGTACTCAGTGTCGAATACCCAAGGAAAGTAGTTCTTCAACTTACCAACATTGAGGCCAGCACCTTTGAAGTACTTATGCATAGGCTCCATAATTTCTTTACGAACGCGATACGCATCTTTTTCTACATCAGTTTGTGGAAAACGAATCTCTTTGCCGGAATTAAGCAGGGAAATGACTTCAATCCCGTGGTCTCTTGATTTGCCCCGGAATATTTCATGGGCCACGTTAGAGTATTCAGCGATACGTCTCTTACGAGCGGGTATCATCGCCTGACCAACGCCTTCCTGTCCTACCTGCGGATTAACCATATTGGCTAACTGCATAATGTATGGGTTTTTAGTATCCATCATACGAGTTTGTGCCGCAGAGAATAAACTGCCGAATGCCCCGCCAGCCTCTTTCTTACCCAGAAGTTTATCTGTCATAGGAACCATATAGTCATGCACGACTTTCTTAATCATCGTGTCTTTAACTACTTGCTTTAAAGCATACCGTTTGTCACCAGTTTGCTCAGCTAGAATCACGTTACCGCGAACGAACTCTTCCAGAAGATGCTCTGCATTCTCTTGGTCATGAATGATACCCAGAACGTCGTCCATAATGCCCTGCGCTTTATAGAAGTTATCCTTAGTCTTATTACCAAGCTTGATGTGCCCAGTCATCCAGAACTGATACATATACGCCGCCGCTACTTTCGGGTCGGCTTGCGCTTCTTCAAAAGCTCTTGGGTAAGGCTGTAACAGAGTGCGCAACTGTCTAATAATTGCAGGGGACTTAGCCGCGCGTAATAACACATTGCGCTCCTCAGTTGTGTAGAGGGTATCCACCGCTTCTATCATGGAGTTATGAAACGCGGCACTAATGGCATCCGTCACACCGATACCAGACATTTTCAACATCTGGTCAATCTCAGCGGGGCCAACACCACGCCCTAATGTCTTCTTAAAATACGCATCGAGCTGGTCAAACATACTCACTTTATTTTGCGCATCTTTAACCGAATCAGTTTCGCTTGTCAGCACCCCACCTACGAAAACTTCACCAGCAACATCAACCAGCACGTCAGTAGCAGAGCGAGCATATTCCCATGCGGTGTTACTGCTATGGCTTAGTAGACGGTCAACGAAGTTCTCAGCAGACCCTTCATAGTTACCTTTACTTACACCTAAGAAGGCGCGGATAGCTTCAACAAGAGCTTCGAAGAAACGGTCAACTACAGATACTGGTCGGGCGGGAGAACGTAAACGGTTACGCGCTTTGTCAGCGAACCACTCATCAAACATCTCCATGTAATCTATATATTGTTGGCTACTACGGTGCGTACCGTTAGCAGTGAAGAGCAACCCTTCTTTTAATTTACGCACTAACTCGTCTTCACGATTAGCCATTAAGTTCTTATGGAACAGCGTAGGGTCTTCTTCAGCACGAAACTTATCGCGCCACGCTTCGTATTCCGCTATTATCTCTTCACCCAAGCGACATGTAATCTTCTCTCTGTGATGGTTGAGGATAGTATGACCTACTTCGTGACGAATCACGTCAGTGATATTCAACTTATTCACATTGATAGGCATAGCAAACATCATTTGCTTGTACCCTTTAGCTTCCATCTCATCCAGTTTCGCTAAAGCGGCTATCTTATCTGGGTGAGTCAAACTTAGGTTTCTTCTAACGTTAGTTCTAAACGCATCAATCGAACCCGCGAAACCTTCGTTAGTACCTTCAATCGCCTGTTCGAAATAATTACTTAGGCCATAGTCAAGCATCTCTATTATGTCGAGAGCATATACTTCTTTCTCCAAACCAGCACGGCTTAGTTCTTTCTTAATCTCAGATACTGTGTCGGCGCGCTCTTGTTTATACTTATCCAGTGCTTCTTCTACATCCGCATAAGTAATCTTTTCCATTTCAGTTCTAAATGCTTTAGGTAAATCAGATTCCATTGGGCCGTAAATATCTTTCAAGTCACGATGCATTTTCTTAATGGTGGAGTCAAAGTTCTCGGCATCTTTCTTAGTTACCTTTTTAGCAGTAGCTATTTTTATGCCCTGTTCAGATAATAGTTCATTCTCCCGCAAAGAAAGCATATTAAGTTCTTCGAAAAGAGACAGCGCATTACTTGGACTAGCATATGCACTATACGCTACCGTTTCGTCCAAAGAAGTGACCGCCCACACATAGTCTTTGTTGTATCTGTAAACTGTGTCCTGTTCATACACATCCCTCAATACGCGTTTGTATTTCTCACTTCCTACAGAGTAACGCTTCAGCGTATACAACTCATGACTTCCCCACGGAGAGAATATATCCCCCTCCCTAACCCCTGACAAAGCCTTCACTCTATCACTCTGCGTTGGCATATCAGAAAGACTAACTGCCTTTTTCTTCTTAGGCTTTTCACCTACATTGCTTAGCCGTGCGCGCTCAGCATCGAGTCTCTGGTTAAGTCCCCAGATTTTACCATTAACTTTCTTAATCAAGTCCTTCATCGACAATGGCTTCTTCGCCTCCATCTCTTCAGGAAAGAACTTATAGAACTCCTGACGGACAAGCCTAACATCCATCTCTTTAGTAGCGTCAGCGGTTAGTAAGAACTGCTTAGTCTCTTCTAACACTTGTATCATAGACTTAAACGACTCTATCGCTGTAGCGTAGTCCCCTTCTCCTAAGTTCTTCTCGAACTGCTCTTCCATTAAGTTGAAATTATCGAGTGCCTCTTTCTCCGTCTCACCAGTCTTAGAAACTTTGCGCTTAACCGGAACCTTCTTCACAGCTTCGACGACACCTGTTTCCACTGGACTCTCACCAGCAAAGGTCTGAAAGTCCTCAATATCTTTAGCGATGTCGATATCTTTAGCGCGCTGAGTTTGTTTAGTAACACGTTCAGCTTCACCAACAGCAGTAGCGTGCTCTTCGAACGCACGGTCTAAATCAGCAGTAAGGGTTCCATAAGCATCGCGGGCTTTCATCCACTGAGCTTTTAGTTCCTGTGCTTTTGGAGATATACCAAAGATAGCGATATTCATCTCCATGTCCTGCATCTGTTTCTTTAAAAAACCCGCGCGTTGATTTATTCTTTGGCGGCGAGCATTCAGCGCTTCGATACGGGCTTTAGTTCTGCCCGCACCAGAGCGCTCAACTTCCGCTAAGGTAATATGATTAGGTGTCTTACCACTACGGAACTCACTATAAACAACAACGCTTTCTTTTTCTTCCTGAGTTAATCCTTTTGGCAATAGACGGTCGCTCTTCTCTCCTACCTCTTCTAAGGCACGAGTTTCTGCTTTTATCTCCGCTTTAGTTTTAGCCTTCTCCGCCTCGCCAGCAATATTAGACGTGTCCGCTTCAGTACGCCCTATGCTTAATTCCGCAAGCCCAGAGTATAAAGCTTCAGCTACATAGTCCTGAAGTGATTGCCCTTCTTTGCGTTTAACACTATACATAGAGTACTTTACGAGATTTGGTAGGCTGACCATCATGTTCTTACGCTTACCTGTTTGGCTAGTAACTTCCATCATCACTTCGCCATGCGTAGCGTAGACCACGCCTTTCTTGGTAGCCTTTGGCTTGCGTATAATGGAGCTTCTCGCTTTAGCCTTAGCATCGCCAGCGCCATATAACTGCGCATCAGAGAAACCAGACAACTCTTCGCTTTTAAACTGTGGCTTTTTCTCAATATAAAATAAGTTATCCAGTATGTATTTAGGGCCAGCTTCCGATAATATCTTCGCGAACCGGGGGTTACTATCGACAATGCTTCTCACTACTTGGTCACGCGCTTCTCTGAAACTAATATCATCGACTTCCGCAATGCGCGAAACCATATCACTATAAGGTCTGCGAGTGTATGGGGAGTGTTCATCAAGTAACGCTTGGCGTTGTTCTTCAGACGCACCCGCGAGGTCTAGCTTCTGTAACTCACTTTGGTACAGCGCGCTATCTGCAACCGCTTGTCTGTTTAGGGTTTGCATCTGACGGGTTAACGCATCTCCGGGATTCTGAACCCCAGACGCTTTATACATATCGTTCGATACCCATGGCAGTCCCTTACTATTGAAAGTAATGTCCGGGTCGTTGAAAGCAACTACGCCACTGAGTTCACCGAACTCTTCCATGTGCAGTTCTTCTTCAGTGCCAGCTCCTTCGTAAGCTTCGTCAGCATCTGGGCGAGAGAAAGAAATCTTACCCCCAAGGTCTGGCACATCGACAGCTCCTTCAGCATCCATCACACCTTGTTCGCGTAACATCTCGTCGAGAGTCTTATCTGGGTTCTTTCCACGATAACGCTCCAGCGCACCTTTCGTTGCTTTACCGACCGTACTAAAACCAGCACCAGCCGCCGCACCAAGTAGCCCAGCATTAACCAATCGCGCAGTAGTCTCGCCACCAAGCGGCGCAATCATATCCTCACCCTTCGCATTACGAACGGTCAGTACATCGATACCTTCTTGCATCGCTTCAGTAATACCCTCACGCGCAGTTGTGCCCGCAATATCTCTCACTCCGCCTTTACCGAATACACCCTTTATGCCTTTGCCTAAAGAGAACGTATCCAGTGCCGCTTTTGTTACGCCTGCACCGAATGCTCTATAGGGGTCACGCTCACCAGTCTCCTGACGAATCTCTTCGTAGGTAAAACCAGTTTCTGGAGAGGTTAATCCTGCTCCGGCTCCAACAGCGGTAGCCACATTCTTAGCTCTAACACCAGCACCAAGTTTACTAACAACTCCGCGCCCTAATGCTCCACCAGCTATAGCCGGAGCCATAAACGGCAGTGACTCAAACATACCACCGACGCCGTAATCAAGAACATCGCCTACGCTCTCAATATCCCGGTAATCACCGATTCGTGCCTCGAATCCACGAGCGCTCCCAGCCGCTTCTTCAGCTCTGCGTTCAAGTTCATCCCGCTCTTCAATATCACCAGTCAGCTCATTGAATGCGGCGCGTTGGCTTAATATACCAGACCTTACGTTAGCCACACCACGACGCAACCCTTTAGCGGATTCCGAAGCGGCTGACTTGAAGTTAGGGTCTCCTAAATCAGTCTTGCGCGTATAGATTTCTTCTTCGTCAAATGTACTTGGATTAAAGAACTTAGTGTTCAGTGGCATTGTGTTACTCCGGTTACTGACTTCTAATGTATTCTGCTGTGTCTCTTTGTACTTTCTGCTGTGTCGCTCTTACTCCAGTCTGTCGTTTCTTAGCTTTGTCGTTAGCAATTAACTTACGCATTACTGATACGAACTCTGGATTCATAGAGTGTTGGTAAGCGTACTCGCTATGTTCACCCTCCGCATTTCGAATTGTGCTTCTAAACACATAAGCGCCTTCACCAGCGTCGTCAATATTAAACGAGGAGAAATCCATGTTCTCAATATCTTCCTGCGAATATCTGTCGTCTTTACCAATTCCAACCATGCCGGGAATATTAGCTATCCAATCGACTAGACCGCGTTCAGATGACATATAGCTGTGTAACTGTTTAGATGTATCACGTCTCGCAATACGTCCTTCTGGCGTAGTGAAATACGGGTCGCCCGGTTTAACATGGGACATTTGCATCTTAGCTACACGCATAGTTTGCGCGGGGCGATTACCTTCTAGTTTGGGGTCATTCTTAGCATCTTCCCAGTACACCTTAGTAGCGTCTTTCATAGCCGTTGCTTTCTTACCAGCGGAAGCACTTTCATCAGCCAATACTTTCTGCGAACGGTCATAACCCTCTTTCTCACGATACTTAGCACGCTCATACTGTTGTTGCTCAGTACGAACAGATTCAGCCCGTGTCGCTTTATTACGAGCAACGATGTCTTTCTGCTCAGCAATCTTCTCACGAGACGTTCTGTCTGCGGCGGCAGACTCAGCCTGTGCTTCAGTGCGTCGGTCAGCCCCAGCAGTAGTTTCGCGCTGTCCCTGTAATTTATACAACTCATCTAAAGCACGGCGTTTGTTCTTACGTGTTCTGGCTTCAGTCAGCATGTCATTCAGTGACTGGTTAGCACCTCGCCCGGGACGAGCAAGTTCGCCTTCAATACGAGAGATGTTATCCGCTAAGCGCGAAGCGTTATCACCTCCTCTACCTTGTCCAGACTCTTGCGCTTGACGGATAGAACGTAACCCGGCGTTATACTGGGCTGTGTTAATCTCCCCTGCGGCGGCTTGGCGTGCGAGGTCTTTCGCTTGTGGGTCATTAAGTGCATCAGCCCCAGAGTAAAGACGCATACCACCAGTCTCACCGGGCTGGAAAGGGGTATCTGTTATGTAATCGTACTGTCCACCACGCACTGCCCCAGCACCTTCTGGAATAGTAGAGGGCTGTACTTCTGCCCCCTCTTGCATCAGTTGTGGGTCAGTGGCTACTGTTGGGTAATCAGTCTGGTAAGGTTCAGCCCCTATGTTAGCACCACGAACGCTCGGTTCATCAGCACCCGCTACGTCACGCTCAAATTCAGTAGGAGGAATATCTCCTGACCTCGCTAAAAACTCAGCGTCCATTTTACGGGCGTACGGTGATGCTCCAAACTTCTTTTGAGCCTCTATTTGTTCTGGTGTTTGCTGATTCGGTACACTGCCTATAGCCTCCCTCCCGCTAACATCTTCGCCTGCTATTTCACTAGGAGTTAACGCCGTGGCGACTGCACCAGCGACATTACCAAACTTCAATAACTTACCACCAAAGCCCATAGTTTTACTTAGCAATCCTTGCCCAGCTTTTACTGACGGTTTTGGTTTTGGTTTCGCACCGCCACCCGTCGCCTTGCGCACTCGGTCTTTCATAGACTGGTTGATATCAGCCTGTCCTCCGCGAACACCGCCTTGTCTAGCTTGGTAGTTAGCCTGTTTTCTTTCAGTATAACTCCGACGAATTTTATCCTCGTCTATGACATCATATAAAGCCATCTTCTTAACCCTCTGTAATAGTTTCTTCAGCAAGTGAAGCCATAGTATTTTGGCTACCAAGAGCCGCCGCCGCTAACTGACCCATGGACTGAGCCGCTGAGATAGTCGCGTTAATTTGTCCATCAATTCTTGAACGGAATGCATCTAAGTCGATACGCTCAGCCTTGAATTTAAGGTCGTATTCTGCAATCGTTTCGTCTAAGAAGACGCGCTTCTCTTGGTCTATATAATTATACAAACCTACTACTGAACTACGAAGTTTTACTACCGCATCGATTAATGAATTCATATCATCCGTCGAACGACTTTTAGCATCCACGCATACTTTGACATAATCCATGAAAGAATCTTGTGCTTGTTGTTGGACAGTGCGAAAGATTTCAATGTACTTTTGAGTTGCTTCGACCCCTCGTTTTGCTTGGTCAATAGCAATTTCACGATTAGTATTAGCCTTGTTTGCATATGCTTTCTCATGAACTTCTTGCATCGCTTTCATTGCCATACCGGGAGGCATTGGAAATCCGCGAGAAGCGAACGTTGCTACGATGTCTGATTCTGCCCGAACCATCTCCTGACTTTCTCTATCGTTAGTACGGTTGTGCAGTGCCTCTTCTATAGCGATGGGCAATCCATAAGGTACTTTAGAATCCCCCTCATACATAAGGCCCGTCATTAAGAACTCAGAAATATCTGATAGCGAGCCACCAATAGAACCGTTAGAAGCCGCGCTTCCGAGTATGAATTCTTTATTGAATGAATCAGACAGAGTACTGATTATCTTAACGTGGTCGTCCGCATCCCAATGAGCGTCCTCGCCAAAAATAGATTCGAGGTCTTTTACCTGTGATAGTAAACCAGAATACAAAGCGTAGTTGCCGGGTATAGTAGTCCCTAACGCGCGGTTTACATCAGCGTCAAGTATCGCCAGTTTTTCTTCTGCGCGCGTATCGTTGGCCGTAGTATCGTATTCCGGCTGTAAATCATAAGGATTGTGATTAAAACTAATACGTCCTTTTGATGCAGTAACTGCGTCACCAGCGTAATCCTCTGCCGCTTCCTGTGCATCGAATGCCGCATCCCAAGCCGCCTGAATCATCCCGGCAACTGTATCCCCTGTACTTGCGCTAGAACCTATTGTAAAAGTCGCCATCGTTATACCCTCCTAGACAGTATTATAGGCTTAAACTCCAAGGTATCCAACTCGAAGTCGGCCCCTGCCTTATTTGTTAGTGTAAATTGCCAGTAATGAGACCTTAACCCCTTACCCACTTTAATCCGCTGTGTCCTGATAGCTTCCGAAGTCTGTTCCATCTCGTACCAGTTTTCGTGCTTCGCTCCACCTTTCTCCCGAGTAATAGTCTTCAGTATCATGCTACCATCATTACGAATAGCAACATACGCTCTGTCCATGCGCTTAAACTTGTCTGAGCCGAAATCGAACAGCTTACTGGTAAGGTAGGCATCAATCTCTGCTGAGTCGTCTGTATCGCCTCCCAGCTCGTAAATACCACCACCATCAGCCGCTAAGTACCGACTGGTTCCCGCTCGGGCTAAGGAGTTAAAATTGAAATTAGTATATTCTGTGACTGCGGCAGTCTCAGTATTCATGATAATGCCGACATATGCCTCACCATCAATCGTCAGACCACCTATGAAGCTTATAGTGTCCTCGACCTCTACGTTAGCTCTAACGCTACCAAGTACAGCCTCGGATAGGCCAAATGTGTCCTCCGCTAACGGATTGGCCCGTATACTCACTATAGCCACACTGTTTAGCCCCAATGTATCGAAAGCCTCCGCAAGCGCCTGTTTTACAGCTAATACGACGTCTCCAAGACCAAGTATGTCTGAAGCTACTGCGGATAACGACCAATAAGCGCTATCCGCTAGTCCAAAGCCATCAGAAACGATAGCTCGCTCTGCGTTAGCGTACCGAACAATGCTCATGCCAGCGCCAGCGTTCCATACATACCCGCGCTCAGTTGCGTCTACCGCTCTATTAAAAAAGAACAGCTCGTCTACTAACCCGTCTATGTAGGCATCACTCGAATCGAGTATTGAGTTATCCCCGACAAACATCTGCCCTGACCATGGAGCCAGTACCTGCGAAGCCGCCGGGTCAGTACCAATCTGCACATTATCTAAATATGCAGTGATAGTTGTCGTAGCTGAGTCACAAGTAATCAGTAATAAGTGTTTAGTGTCCAGCGCTGGCATACTAGTCGTACTAAATATGGATGCCGCGTCAGAGAAAGTTACGTACAGTGTATCCACCGACCCCGGATAATCGAAATAAGCCTTAAACCCCCGGTCTGACGTTAGGTCAAGAATGGTTGGATTATTAGCAGTTAGTAACGAACTAGGATTAAACCAGATACCAACAGTCCAATCGTTGTATACTTCTAAGTCTGACGCGTCTGCTCCACGATGGAGCATTGCGTGAAGTATGCCAGTGCCTACTGCTGTTAAGTCTCTGCTGAGTCCGACAATGCCATCCACTAAGGTACTATCATCAGCGTCGTTAATTACACCTAAATCGTGCCCGCCTATAATGTCTTCCACGGTGTTTACTGTGTATTTGTCATACATAGGATAATATGCAACAAGCCCATCTGCTAGTGCATCGCTTTCATATTCATATCCTGCAACTGGTAACGCCATAATTATCTCCTAAAGTAACCCTATGTTGCCGTAACCACCGTGGACTGATATTAAGAGTTCATCCTCGTGGTTATAATATTCAGCGATTTGTAATATATCAGAAAGCTCTTTCTGCTTAATTATTGCTTTGTTCAGTGTATCATACCGAAGTAGTATATTCACCGGAAGGTAAGCATACGACACGGCCCTGTAATGCATTATCATATCAACTATTGTGCCCGATATAGCTCTCGGAACTATCTGGTTATCACTGTGGGAAATAGGCTCTAAAGTAGACTTTGCATAAGCGACGGAATTTAACTCATACAAATCGAATTGCTCCACAATCATTTGGCAAGTGTACGACTTGGGTATGCTACTCGAAAAAAGAAAACTTATATATGTTCTCTCTGGAGCAGTTTCAAAAATAAGGTCTCCATTAAGATACCCAGCAGTAACAAAATCCTGCGTTATCGCTTCGAATGGCTCATACTTAACTAGAGATTCCGTTCCGCCATCATTCGCCTTGCGTAGTTGCCACCAACTATTAGAAGTACTAGTCAATACAATAGCCGCCGCGTAACGCGCGTCCACAGCATTGAGTTCTGAAATGTTCCATATAAGGAACGTTTTGCGATACAGCATATCTGGGTCTTTACTAATATTTATTCGCGTGTTTCTACGAAGGTCTTCTTGGCGGAGAAATATATGCTTTTCCGGTTCCAGAGAAAACCATAAATACTCATAGACTAAATTAATTTGGTCTAACACATATTCATCACATGCGCCGGACTGGTCAAGGTTCTGAATGAACTCTTCTGACTGTTTCGTATTCACATAAGCGTACACAATTTCGCTACCCGCATAATCAGCGGCTATTACCACGTCCCCTTTCACATAGGCTTTATACCTAGCGTATCCCGGTAAACTCTGGTCGTCCTCTTCTTTATAGACTGTAGGCGCACCTTTAGTCGTTCTATTATCCCAAAGCACAGTGCTACTAACTACTATAGCGCCTTCCGGTGTTAATGATATACCGGACAGCTCTCCAGACGAACCAGAGCTTTCACTGTCGTCCACCGCTATTATATATTCTGTAACCTTAGTATTTTTTATCCACTCGGAACCATTGAGGGAATAAAAATCTCGGAGTAATAGTAGTTTGTTGCCATCCCCACTAAAAGCTCCGGTGTTAGTATTAGCATAAGGGAGCAACGAACTGCGGTTATTATCAATTAACGCCACTTCATCATTACCATAATACTCTAACTCTCGGTCTGTTATTAACTCATCGTCCGTGAGATTGTATATAACTAAATGGTCTTTGTAAGCCCCTCTATATTCGTCATACTCACATACCACAGCTCGTAGTTCTCTGTACCGACTACCCTCGTTATTAGTTTTATAGACTAACGCGGCGGCTGATACATATCGGTCTTTAGCATCAGACCATAAAACATCTCCGTCTTTATAAACATTATTAGATATAGCGAACTCATAATCATAATCGCCTACATCCTGCGCCGCATTCTTATGAACATTAATTACGCGATATAGCCCGTATTGATATGGTTGTGTCGGAGTAACACATAAATTCCCTTTAGTAATTACCTGCCCTATAAACAGTAGCCCTTCGTTTAATCCGGTTAAACACGACCCTTCCCAGTAACCATGAAATACATCATCAACATTCGGCACTACGTGCTTATGTCTTGAGTTTAGTCCATCCCAAGAAATGCTATTATTTAAGTCGCTGGAAATCCAGTCTATTGTTCCGTATTTAAGGTCAGGGAATTCCTTTAGGTACTCTGGATGTCTTTGCGCTTTCCACAAAGCTTTTCGGCCACCACCTATCAGCACTGCTTTATCGTCTTCAGAAAATTCAGTACCGTAGGGTATTCCCCCGGATGTTGTTGGGTTAGCATTACCGAACTCATCGGCACTCTCGTAAGGAGAACCCCAACCACCGTATCTCAAAGCATCGTATGGAGTTCCGACGAATCTCGCACCAACTGGTGGGCGTGCAGTAATAATTATCTTGCGGACACCGCCAAACATGCGCATCTCGATTGAGATGTCCATCTTGGGGAAGATAGCGGTTTGAAAATTAGGGCCGTACTTTTCTACTTGAAGCTCAAACTGTCCTTCCGCGTACCCAACCCAACGAGCCGCTTTGGTGCGGTCGCCAAGTAGAATAATATGCGGCTTGGACATTAGACATCCTGAGCATTCATGGTATACGTTACCAGTAACTCATCGCCAGCTTTTACTTCGCGAGCGTTGTCAAACAACACCACCGACATCAGCGTACCTAATTGTGAGTTCTTACCAGAGTTAGACACTACGAAACAACCATACATTGTCTTTGTAGCGTTAATGGTAAAGACTGCGCGATTGGCCGAGTTAGTTACTGCCAGACCTGTAGCGGCGGCTGAGTTAAAAGTGACACGGTTAGTCTCATCGTAAGCAGTACTTTCGATAGCCCGGCCAGAGATATTGCTTGCCGTATCATCAGCCTGCGGAGCATAGTTAGTTTCATAGACACCGAGATACCATGCTGTAATCTGCGCACCTGAATTGAAAATCAAATCAAGAGCATGAGTTAGCCCCTCGTCTATTACTTGGTTTTCACAGATTTGTGTGTGGATGATTTTACCATCACGGCGATGCTCGACTTTAAATACACCATCGAGGCCAAAACTGGCAATTGCTTCAGACATTTTACTTCTCCTATGTGATTATAACGCCATTGCGTCTTATTTCAGCAGTCGCTACATCAGAGAAATAAATGTTACTTGCTTCTCCGTTATCCGGGTGTACCGTACTGACGTATTGATTCCGACCATCTATTTGTCGCATTATAGCAGTACCTAACGAACTACTCACGTTAGCATACCGTTTAGATGTTAAATTCTGGAAACCGCCGCCAGCCACTCCGAGGCATATGCCTTTTTCGGATAACCACAACCAACCTTCTTCGCGATATTCTCCGGGAAGTAACTCAGGGTCAATTAGCACTGCTGTGCCTTCAATCGCCGCGTAGTTTGCCTTCTCAGTGAACGACCAGTCTTTCGGGTCAGTCCCGAAACAATGATACGTTTTTCCGTTCTCTATAGAAATAAAGAAGCCGTCTTCGACAGGGGCTATCATGTTTATTCTTCCAGAGAAAGGAACGAAGCTATGTGTTAGTCGTGTTAGGGGAGAAAAAGGCTCGGAGAAGAAAAGCATATTATTCCGAGCAAGGAGAGTTCTTCCCTTGTGGTAAGCGATGTGGTTTCCAGCAGGCATCGCTTCTAAAAATTGTGTTCTTAACACTTCCCCCTGCGGCGGGTGAGTAATCGTTGCATTTGACGCGCCGTTACTTACTTGCATAGCAAGATATAACGTATCACCGTCAGCGTTAGTGGTGTAAATATTTATCCATGTTGCATCCGGCGTAACTGTATTCAGTCCCGAGACTGTAATGCCGGAGTTGTCATCTGGCAACTCTATAATTGTTTGGAGAGTTGCCCCCGACTCCATCCCATTGCTATCGGCAACAGTGATAGCAACACCGTACTGCCCTGCCGGAAGTGTGCCAGTAGCTGACACCAGAGCAGGACGGGTAGGTGGGGTCGGAAGGCCCAGTGGTTTACTATTTCCGTCTGCCGTATAGATGCCAGTAATAACTCCGTCGGAGTAATAGATTTCATTTTCTACTGAAGCATAGTGCATAGGCCCGAAGCGTTTAGCATCGGAGCGAATAATAGTTACGTTGTTATCATCGTCTAAAGACTTCAGAACACCGTCCTCTACGAAAAGAGTAACGGTTTGGTTCGACCAAAGGCTATGAACGTTAGTGCCGGAATAAATTAAAAAGTACCCGTCACGCCTCGTCATGCGACCCGTTCTATCAAGGTCTACATTTTTAGCCGCGCGAAGCTCAGCGTCATCCAGTCTCTCTGGAGCGTTGACATTATTTATCCCTTTGAAATTCTTTATGGTAGCCATTAGATACCGCCATATCTCACTGTCCCGGCTCTACGAGTCGAGTTCTTAATCTGGGCTTCATATATTCTTGTATCCAGTACAAACTTAGCCATTAGTTTATCAGCCTTGTTTGGGTCGAACACATCCGAATCTTGGTCATCATAAGCCAGTGAGCGAGCGTAGGTCACAAGTAATTTCTGGTGCTCCGGCTTAGTCAGCTCAGTCTTAGATGAGGATACGGTGATTGATTTTTTAGGATACCGGGCATAGAACATAGTGATAGTATCATCAGTTTGTGGGATAGGGAATAATCTACCCTTCCCCTCTATCATATCGAGGATAATATTTGTTGGGTTGCCCGTACTGTCCAACCAGTTACCCGCAATAGACTGACCATAATCGTCAGCCGCGCACGCACTTTCCATCTCATTGAGATTTCGGTTCGTAATATTTCGTTTTTGAATGTCAGACCGACCAGTGCGGTATTCTAAGAAATCGTCTGGCAGTAAAGTATAGGGGTCATCTGTAGTAACAGTAAGTTGTGCAGTGTCTTTGAATATGTGCGTAACTCTGGCGAACTCGCGTTGGGCTTCATCAAACCACCCTACGATACGGCTGTCTGACCATAAGTACGGTGTTTCGTTATCTTCCATCCGGTCACGGAATAGAGTTATAAGTCCATCTACTGAGGTCGCCATAAGTCATTACTCGCCTACGTTGTTGATTTTAGCTTTGTACGCTTTCCAAAGCTCTTTGATTTCACCGCCATCAATCTCGAAGGCAATGCGTTTGCGCAGAGCATCTATTTTAGGAACGCCACTAGCGCCGAAAGTTCCGCGTTCGTTTTTAGCAACCATCTCTTCGAAGACAGCTTCAATACGATTTACCCGGTCATCACCCATTGGAGGCGGCTCTTGAGTATTTGGTTCTTCTTTTACTTCAGGTAATTTCTCACCCTCTGCTGGGATAGCTCCCTGTGCCATACATTCTGATACCATCATCGGTACTACATATACGGGGACATCTTTCTCGAATTTAATCGCGTGTCCACAAGTACTACTGACAGTAATATTCCGGTTCATTACTAAGTTCATAGCTGTTGCCTATTTTGAGTTAGATAAAATAAAAGGGCACGACGGCCCTTTTATTCAGTTACCACACCAGATTAAACTGGCTGTGATTCATTGCCGCGACCATCGATAGTATATTGGACTTCTAAGTAGCCCACCATCGCAGTACCTTCAGTACCAGCCGCAGTGTTAGTGAGTACAACCGCACCCTTACCGATAGCATTAACAATACCATCAAGAGTAAGTGCCGTACGCCCTTCCGCCTTAGCGTCTACAGAAGCGTAGCGGTCAGCAGTCGTGCCGTCACCAATAGTCAAAGTATCCGAAGTAACAGAATCGCCAGCAGTTTCGATAACAATCGCACCGCCATTAATTACTGCGCCACCCGGCAAATCAATCGCTTCTACCGCAATACCAGTAGGTACGTCAGCTTGTACGAACGCGACCTTAGCAACCAAAGGCCACTGACGGTCAGGATTTTTTATTAAAGGCATGAGTTTATCTCCTAATTAGCCTATGAAGTAAAGCCCTACATTAGTAGGGCAGTACTAATTACTGGGCGGCGTCAATACACAGAATACCGAAGTCTTCTGTAGTATCAGTTACCTGAGAGTTGAACTGTGGCTTCAACATACCCATAATCTTACCGACTGAGATACCCTGTTGGTTATCATAGTCGAACCCTTTTTCTACCCACTCAGGAGCGCCGATATCTGCATAACCCATAGCTTGAGCGCCACAGAACAGAACACGGTTGCCATCAACTGTACCAGAACCACCCCACTTATTGCCTGAAGTCAGGCCAGTGGTGTTGTATACATGACGGAACTCACGAATCGCTAGACCGTCGATATAGATTACATCCATACCTTGGAACAACGGATTACTCGGAGAAGTCTTATACGCATTGCGATAAGCCGATAAGAAATTAGGGTCGAGCTTCAGACGCGCCATACTCTTAGGAGTCATGAACACGTTGTAAACTTCCATACCCTCATCGCCACGGATAGGCTTGATGAAATTGTCCTTAGCATACGCTTTGGCTTCAACCATCATATTCCAACTTACATAGTCACCAGTACCAATTGCGCCGTTCACAAGAACTGCGTGATTAACTGGAATTAAAGACTTAGTACCCTCGTCCCACTGTAAGTGGCGATTAGAAGTAGGAGCCGCAACGTCAGACGCATACGCTAAGTAAGGGAAATCAGAACCAGTACGTAATGCACCATTGGTCTTATTCGCGTAAGAAACGCCAGACATGGTTAAGAACGCTAGTTGGTCAGAACGGTCAGCCAGCCAATAGGCCAGAACATCACGGGAATTTTCACGGAAACGAACAACAGACTTCTGTTCGGCCATTTTACCTTCATGACGATTTGCGTGACGCAACTGGTCAATCTGAATAACTTGGTCGTAAGCTTTGTTTGCTTCTTCATTACCTTCTAAGGTACGGTCTCCTGCGACACCATCACCCTCAAGGTCTGCTACTAAAGTAATTACAGCGCGTGCGCCGCGTTCATCTTTAGTAAGTTCAGTGATACGTTGAATCATCGCACCAGCACCTGTGCCAATGTAACGATTAAGGAATTGAGCATTTCGTGCGGCTTTCCACACATCGCGTGCCCAGACTGTTTTTTCTTCATCAGTCAGCGCGGCATAATTCGTAGCGGCCATTTCTGGTCTCCTAGTCAAATTGAAAAATAAGTTTTCAGATGTCGCTCTGATTGCGGAATCTACGCAGTCATGGTCTGTGTGAAACCAAGTCCATGTCGAGGACTACCCGTTACGCTAATTATTAACCTTTTAAACAAAAAACGCAAGCCATGGGCTTGCGTTAGTTAGTTTTATGCGGCGGAAGCCAGAATAGTTCGGTTTTCTTCCCAGAGTTTAAGCATCTCTAAATTAGCTTTGCGTTCATCTAATTCAGAATATTTCTCAACCATGGCCCGGACTTTACCCCAGTTTGGTTGAGACTTGCTAGTTCGTTCTATCTGGTGATAACCGAGTCCGCGAATAAGACCGTACGCCAAGTGCGTAGCCCGAGCGATAGGTCTTATATGCTGAACCCGATGGATATGTAACTCATTTAGTTTGTAGAACTTGCGTTCCACTTTTAACTTGAGTTCTTCCTTTCGGATTATTCTTGCTTCTTCTGCTAGTGATTTTAGTTTAACTTTTAATTCGATACTCATGGTAATTCTCCTAGTTTAGTTTTATGTTGTTTTATAACTTAAACCTATACTTTGGAGGGCCACGGTTATTGTATTCAGTTCATACTAAATCTCCTTGTTGGTGAGTGTGTACGGGTTCGAACCGTATGCCGACGGGATTGAAAGCCCTAAGCAATGCCTCTCACACCCATTAAAAATCTGTACCTTCAGATAAGTCGCCTGCTCGGTATTCTGACTTCTTAGCCCAGTCTACTGCCGGATGACCTTCGTGCAATCGCTGAGCAACGAGATAGCTCTCAAAATCAACAATCTTATTTTTCGCCATCTCACGAGCAACTGCCATACTATGTTCCATAGGAAGCATATCGCCAGTCACCGAATGCCCAATAAAAGCTGTACCGTTCGCCACCACCAACACGCATATCATAACCCCGCTTGCCTGCATCGTATGATAGTCCTGAGAAACAACCAGTTCTTCGATGCGGTCCGGTAAGTCCTCCATCATAGCGAACGTTGCGTCTGTCATACAACTCTCCAATCTTCAGCCAGCATATCCGTTTGGCTTGCGAGCCAACCCATCTGGATTTTACCGTCTGCGGTTTTCATTGATATAAATGGAGTTACTTCGGCAGAGCCACCGTTATCGTAAGCGAAATCAGAGTTATTAGTATTCCAGAACTCGTCTGCATCTAAATTCTCATGCCCGCCGTTATAGGTAATCCACATATCCTTACCGTTCCAACCACCCCGAGCAACCTTAGCCCCTCGTTTCATAGCTTCAATCGCTAACCCGAAGTTCATACCTATGGTCTTATGGTAAGCCCGGTCGAATATATCTTTAGGCGACCAACTAATGTAGTTGCTGTAATCCGGGTGATTGGGCTTACCCCCGTCAAGATATTCTACTAAGAACCCTTCAGACGCCGGGTCTTCATCGCTGGGTATTTCCCAGCCGCGTAAAATATTATACTCACCTAGTGTCATAGGCTCGCCGTTAATTTCCTTTACACCAATATATCGATTCATCCGAAGTCTCCTCTCATGCGTTTCTTAGTTTCTTCCGGCAGAGCGTCAAACTCGCCGTCCGTTAAGTCCATCGCGTTAGGGTCGGAGTCCTTCATACCGCCGGAATCCCCATCGTCGCCTATATCTGACGTGTCGGGCGGGGTTCGTTTAGAAGCATCAATGTTTTCTTTGACGCGGTTTTTTGGCTTGGCAGGCGGCTTACCTTTATCATCCTTGTCGTCCTTATCATCCTTGTCATCTTTCTCAGGCTCTTCCGTCTCAAGTCCTAACGCTGGAATTGCTACGTTTACTGCTTCGACTAAGGCATCGGATGGAGACATACCCTCCCCTTTGATGAAGTTGTTTTGCAAACGAAGTACATACGCGTTGGCGTCTGCATCATACGATTCGTGGGATTCGTCGAATATCGGAAACGCTTCTTCCAACTGGTCAAGCACACTATCCAGTTTAGCGTTCTCACTAACGTTAGCCTGAGTCTGGGTCTGAGTAGTTTCATTGGCCTGCTTCATCTGCTCTTGGTTGAACGAGCGTTCGAGTGTTCGACTTTCAGCACGGAGCTGATTAACTAAATTACTGTCTCCATCGCGCATGGCATCTGTAATTTTTGTGTCGATTTCAACTTGCGCTTCGTTGAGTACTTCTTCCGCCGTTTTTGTTGGCGCTTCCACTTTTTTC